CTTTTCTTGTTGCATCCGTTTCTGATAATTCTTTTTTCAGAGCTATCAATTTTTTAAGATGTCCCTCTTCATCAATATACTTTTCAATAATGCTAGGATACATTTTCTTTAGAATATCAATAGCCCCCACTCTCTCCATTTCAGCCTTAGTTTCATCCTCTATGGAGGCTATCAATTCTTCGACCTTTGTTTTATGCTGTTCTTCACGTCTGACGGCAGCTTCTTTTGTCTCATTATACCGTTTCTGCATTTTCTCGACTTCCGTCTCACGTGTATAGAACTTATATAACCCATAAGTCGCAGTTCCAACAGCAGCGGCGAATAAGACATACGGATTAGCCAATGCCTTACCCGCGCCCTTAAATGTTGAGATGATATTCTTTTGAACTGTTGCAAATATCTTACCTCTTGCGGCAGCAATAGCCATAGAATTAGACAATACAATATTTGCAGCAGCAGCTAATTTCTTTTCAACTACTGCTTGTCGTAAAATCATTATATTAGCCCGTTCTAACATATTAACCACAACTATAGCCGCTTTGTATGTCCCATAGGTAGCTACTAAAGATGCAATGATTGCTCCAACCTCTTTATAGTTTTCAATAATAGATGTTACAGTCGATATTGTCATAGATGCAATTCCCTGCGTATCTTCTCCAATAGAATTCAACATAGAATCCCAAGCATCACCCAAATTAGAAATTTGACCGGACAATGTCGTAGATTGCATTTCCATCAAGTTATAGAATTTACCACCCTCATTAGTCATATTCTCTATAACCTTCTGCAATTCAGGGAAGCCGACTTTACCTTCAGTAACCATCTTTCTGATTTCTGATTCTGTTTTTCCCAGTTCTTTTGATAATTCAGCAACCAAAGGAATACCACGCCCCATGAACTGATTTACATCTTGCGTGAATAATCTTCCTTGCGACATAGACGTACCATATAGATAAACCAACTCACCAAGCGGAATAGAAAGACCAGATGCAATATTCCCCAAACGAACCAAAGTTTCATTCACTTTGTCCGCTGAAGTTCCATAAGCAAGAAGCT